TTAGCATAAATCTTACTTCCAGCAGAAACGGCTAATTTAATTGCCGATAACCACATGATTTAATACCAAGTTGCTTTCACCGGTTTTTTGTCCGGTCTAATTCTTCTTGTTCCTTTTACATCCACAGTCTGTGACTCGTTTGGCATAGTAGTTTCGATAACGATACCACCTTTTTGCATGCCATCCTTGTCTGCACCCAACTCTGGAGTAATTTTTGGATCTTTTACGTTATTTTTTTTCATAGTTTCTCCTTATACTATCTTTTGGGACCTTTCAAGATCTCTACATCAGCCATTTTGAATAAATCGTTCTCAATTTTAGCTGTTTGAGACATTGCTTGCTTAGTTAATGATGTGTTTGCCCTTAAATTTGCTAATTCTTCATTTTGAGCTAACTTTTCATCAAACTGTTGTTGCCCCATTAGCTGTTTTGAACGATCTAAATTAATTTTTTCTTGATCTTGTTCGCGTTTCATACTTTCATTCAGCGCTCTGAGGTCTAATTCTCTTGCTTTTAGCTGTGCAATTGGATCATTTCCAAATGCACCCATAATTTCTTGTTCTTCTTGTCTAAATTCTCTCATCATTTCAGCAATTAACTTAGCTTTTCTAGATTCCATTTGTGTTGTGACTGTTAAAATTTGTTGTTGCACTTGTGGGTCTTGTTGTAGTTGTGGATTTATTTGTATCGCTTGTTGTAATTGTGCAATTTGTTGTATCTCTTGCGCAAATTCTAACTCTAATTGTTCCTGTGCCATCAAAGAAATATGTTCAAAAATATTTTTTTCTAATGATGCAGTAATAACTGGATTATTTTTTGCCATATTCATAGCCATAAAATTTAAGTGAGCTGTAATATGTGCTCTGTGATCTTGACCTTTAAATGCTTGAAATGGTTTTCCTGTCATTGCCATAATATTTTCTGCAGCAGGATCCATTGGCATTGGCTGTTGCGGTGGTGGTAATATTTGATCTATATTTTTTACTCCGATTGCCTCATACATGTCTCTATATGCTTCATACAAATTATGCATTTGTGGTTGTGAGCTAGCTAATTGTAGTTCTGTTTGTGCTAAACTTATTCTTTGAGATTGTGAAAATATATTTGGATCAGCGACAGGTATAATATCTATCTTGTCATCAAAGTCTGTAATTTTTACTGTTCGTTGAGCACCTACAACGTCGTAAGGATATTCTGCTGGTAAATAAGTTTTAAATACCGCAGCCAATAATTCAAATTCTTGTTTCATCGCCACATACATTCTTTTGTGTATGGCTGACATGACTCTGGAACCACGTTCTAACAGAGCTATGGTCGTACCAACAGCTGCTTGTTGGTTGCCGTCACCGACCTGCATGTCAGCTATGGCGGCAAATCGTTGTCCTGCCTGAACTACAATTCCCATCAACTGCAATAAAGTCTGTGATGGTTCTTTAAAAGGTAGGGGCATAAACGCATCTCTGATGTTTCCACCAGGTGCATCCACGTCTCTAAACTCTCCAGGTTGGATTGAATTTGCTTCGTCTCTAACACGAATACCTCGTTGTTTGAAACCTGCAGGCATATTTGAAAAAGTACCCGCATCTATTAGCTGTCTTAATGCATTAGTCGCTGTTCTTGATAAACCACCAATCATGTGTATTAAACCAAAACCATAAAAACCTAAACCCGGTAAAAATTTAAAATGAACAAAATATTCTATTTTCTTTTTTAATGGATCCATAGGTTGATAGTTTCTTCTTATCGATAGCACTTCTCTGCTACCGGCATCGATTGTTACGATGTATGGAAGTTTGATACCCGTCATATCTCCAACGTTATCTTTGTCTTCAAAGCCCTCTAAATCTAAATTCATATGGAACTCTAAAATAGTAAAAATATCATCTTCTCTAGTTTTCTTAACACCCTCTAATTCTCTTTCTTTTTTTTCTACTTCTGATTCTTGAGAGTAGCCAGGTGTAATTTCTACATCTCTATAAAAACCTGAAACTTGTTTTTTTCTTAAATCATTTTCAGACATTTTTAATTTGTGCACAACTGCTTCTGCATCTTCAATAGATGTTGCAGTATATGGAACTATCAAATCATCAGCTGGTACAAACTTAGAGACAGCTCTGCCTAAGAGCTCGTCATAATAGACTTTCTTAAAGGCAGAGCCACTAAGAGGGAGATAAAAAAGCATTTGATCGAACTCGGGTTCATACTCTTTCATCACATTCATGAGCTGATAGTTCATGAAGTTTTTTACTCTAACAGATTGATCTTCTTTCTGTCTGCTCGGTGCACCCATTGTTTGCGTGTGCACTGGTCCATTTGCTGGAAGTAATTCTTTATAAGCTTGTGCTTGAAACTGTGTTACCGCTTCACCTAATACAGGGTGTGTTACACCGCTTGCATTTTGAAATGGTTGTGTTCTATTTTCATATTTAAAACCAAGAAGATCCAATCCTTTTGTGTAACTATCTTCCCAATCTTTTCTAGATGTTTTATAATTTTCATAATTCTCATAAATTTCAGACCCTAGTCTACCTAAAATTTCTTCTGGTAGAAGATCCGCTAAGTTATCAAAGTGTGATGCAGTGCCTGGTTGATTAACAGCTTCAGGATCAAAATTAATTTCAACAGAACCATCCTCCTGCTCCTCAATTTTTACATCTTCAGGACCAACTTGTTCTTGAATATTTTGTTCCGCCGCTACTTCAATTTCTTTTTCACTGGGCGTTTTTATTGTTTGCTCTACGTTCGGGAGAGCTTTGTCTATTTCTGCCATTTATTTTCTCCGAGTTCCGAACCACTATAGTTGGTTTATATGGAACATTCAACCCTTGTGGGTTGGGTCCTCTAAGTGGTGGAATTGTTCTAGTTAATCGTTTTATCATTAAATTCCCATGATCCCTTCTGATTCGGTTTCTACATCTAAATTTCTATCTTTGTAATCAGAATATTTTTTAGCTAACTCTGGACCAACAAAATATGCGATACCTAATTCTTCACCCTCTAGTCCTTGATCTTTTGCTTTTGCAACGTCGGACACTCCAAGTGCAACACCTACTGCTCCTACAAATGGAACAAATGGTGCAACAGCCCTAAGTGTCCCTTTGCCAAGACCTTTTAAGATTGTGCTAGTTGGAATATCAATATCTTTTATTGGATTTATTTTTGGTGTTACCGGAACTTTTTTAAGTTCGTCCCGCACATAAGTTTTAGATGGATAACTTGTTGGGTCTAAGTTATCATAATTTTTTAACTTAGCAGTAAATGCCTTAAACTCGTCTCTTAACAAAGCATCTTCTGGTCTATCTATTTTAGATGCAGTTGTAATTCCAGGAAGAGTTTTTAATTTTTCAATATTGGATATTTTTTTCTCAAAAATTTTTCTTTCTTTTCCTGTCATGTCTCTAAAAATTTTATCTTCTCCCTCTATACCTGCAAAAGTTTTTTTAAAGTTTCCACCTTTTTTTAAAAACTCTCCTGTATCAGGATTAACTTTAAAATAACCAATCGTGCCTTTAAAATTTTTCCCTAAATTTTTAACAGCTGTTTCACTATTCTTTTTTGCTAATGCATTTAATTCTAATATTTTTTTCTTATAACCCTCTGGTTTATTTTTAATTAATAACTCTTGCTCCTCTGCAATTGTTTGTCCAACTCTATTATAACCCTCTAATGCTCTATTCATTTTTGCATCAATTACACTAGTTGATTTTGTACCTGGGGGAGCGCTTTCAATAATGGGAAATATGTGACTAAAATTTTTTCCTATCTCTTTACCACCTCTGATAGAAATTTCTCCACCTTGTGCTATTTTTATTTTTTTAGCTCTTTTAATATTTTCTAGATTAGGTTCTTTAAATCTTCTTTTACCTTCAAATTTAAATTTTAGTCCAGGTCTTTCTGTTTCTTTTCTAGTTAAAATTTTTATTTTGTTTAACTTACCTTCACCTCTAAAATCTTTTTTAGTCCAGTTATCAGGATAACTATCAATGATAGCTTGTATCTCTTCATCTGTTCTAAGTATAAATTGATTACTACCTAAAGGATTTCTATTAAAAGAGGTGGCCATTTAGACCTCCAATAATTTCGACAAACCACCCTCTGCTAATGCTACAGTTTTTTGATTTCTTCTAATTTCTTGTTTTAAATCATCAATTCTTCTGTTAAATTTTTCAGGATTATCCATAAAAGGTTTCATAAACATTTCAAAAAATTTAGGGTTTAAATTTATAGTTTCACCATCTAAATTAAACTTAACTGCCTCATCAGGGTTGATAGAAAAAATACCACCTCCATTATCAAAACCAACACGTCCACCTTCTGCAAGGGATATAACTTTTTTCTCTTTGATCACTTCTTCTGTTTCTACTGGAGCTTTTGCTTCACCAGCTATGGCTGCGCTTCTAAACATTTCAAAAGACATTGGCTCTAATCCTTGTTCTAACATATCGAAAACATATTTTTCGTATTCTTCAACTAACAATGGATCTCTTTCAGCTACTGTCATATTTTTTCTAGAGTCATCTGAAACTAACATTGCCTCATCAGTTGCCATAATGCCCTCTCTTGGTTTGGATGATTTATCAAATGTCATGTCTAAAAATTCCATCATGTCAGAGATTTCTTTTAAACTCATTGTATCTAATCTATCTTTCACACCCTCGTAACTCGAAGGGTATTCTCTTCTCATCATTTCTATAAGTGTTTCTTTATCCATACTAATAATACTCCAACTCTCGTTTTATAATCGGCTCTTCTTTTTCATCCTCTGGATGACGAATCAAACCGCCTTGTCGTATCCTCATCAACGCCTGTGTTGTGCTATCAACATAGTCATCGTTGTCCCCATGTGGAAACGCTGCACATTCTTCAACCACTTCTTGTGCGAAGTGTTCATGCATAGGGGCCCAAATTTTTCCGCTTTCAAAAAGCGGAGATATTGAGTTTACTCTCGCTTGTTTATCATTTCCACGGCTCGGTGTAAAGTTAATTACAGGTATTCCCATTCTTCTCAATTCTGACGTTAGTGGTATCCCCGATGCCTTAGCCTCGATTAAAACTGAATCAGGCCTCCAAAATAAATACTCTTCATGAGCCACCCTACGTAATTCAGGAAACTCGAACCTATCCTTAAAAGCATTTAATAATATAATATTATATCCCTGATCCTCGTCTTCAAAAACTCCCCATGTCGTTATCGCACTAAAGTCGGCTGATTCTTTTTTAAGAAAAGCTGTATCGTAACTTTGAATAATATAATCTACACGAGGCGGATTTTTAGCTTCCCAGTTCTGCCACCACTCGCGTTTTAATATTGCACCTTCTTCTGCTGTTGGCTGTTGCATATATTGTGCATTCCAATTTGAAACAGGAATAGATGCTTTTGTTTTCTCAAGTTCATCTTGAGTCCAATATTCTGGCCAAACAGGTTTACCGCTTGGTAGTATGGCAGGTAACTCAACAACCTCCCACTGATCAGAATCATTCTCTCCCTGAGCCCTGATTAATTGTCCAGTCAGATCTTTGGTATTCCATCTTGTCATGACGATAACGATTCGCCCACCTGGTTGTAAACGTTGACGTGGACCTGATGTATACCAGTTCCATGCTTTCTCGAAAGACTTACTATCTTTTCTAATATCTTGTTCTTTGTGCGGATCGTCAATGATTAGAAGATCAGCACCACGACCTGTTATTGCTCCACCGACACCGGCAGCGAAATATTCACCACCTTGTTCTGTTTTCCATTTACCAGCGGCTTGAGAGTCTTCTTGCAGTCTCGTATCAAACAGTTCCCGGTACCGGGGCTCATCAACCAGGTTTTTTGTTTTACGTCCGAAGTCTACAGCTAGATCAGCCGTGTGTGTTGCTTGAATGATCTTTAACCGGGGATCACGGCCAACCATCCATGCTGGGA